CCAGACATTGCAGTATTCAGAGAAAGTGCTGCAAAACTTGTATTGAGTAATGGGTCGTACCTTGCGGGGCAAGTTGCCAGTAAACAATCTAAGATTGAGTCTAAGACTTATGACCTTGTAATTGTCGAAGAAGCGCAAGATGTGGATGATTTTATTCTGTCCAAATCTATAGAGCCTATGGTCTCGGCCACTTCCGGCACAATTCTAAAAGTAGGGACAACCGGGCAAACTAAAAACCACTTTTGGTATGAGATACTCCGTAATCGAAATCTGGACAGAAAAATTGCAGATCAGCGGATACGTCACCACTTTGAATTTGATTATAAGAAAATTATTGCTGCAAGACGTGAACAGTACAACAGAGACGGAGTACGTTTCCACTTGAACTACGAAGCGGATGTTTTGCGTAAAGAAGAACGTTGGGGAAAAGATTCCCAAGCGTTTAAACTTGCCTACGCTCTTATATGGGATTTGGAAAGTGGTATGCTTATCACTGATGCAGACTTCAATAATTTATTGAACCGCAAAAAAGGTTTCCAACCGTTACAGAACTCTGATTACGTGGTAGCAGGTTTGGATATTGCAAAAAGTCCGGCAAGTACGGTGCTAACCATTGTAAAAGTGTACTACGGAGAGGATATATTTGAAAAACCATACAAAGAAATTCTCGGGTGGATTGACCTTGGAGGGCTAAATTATGAAAGTCAGCATCATACACTTATTGATTTTATTGCAGAGTTCAACATTTCTACTATCTTTGCAGACTATACTGGTGTTGGTAGAGCAGTAGTCGATAGGCTAACTTATGCTTGTGGTGAATACGTAAACGTAGAACCCTACACATTTACAGCACAAAGTAAATCGGATATGTGGTATAACCTTACTTCTGATATTCAGATGAAGAGGATAGTAGTACCGGCAAATAAAACTGTTCGTTCTACTACAGAGTTCCAAAAATTCGAGGAACAAATGAAAAACTGTCAGAAGTATTTCAATGGACCATATTTAGTCTGCGAAAAATCTGATGGATACTTTGATGATTATGTTGATAGTTTAGGCCTCGCTTGTCTCGCTGCAAATCAAGAACAAGAAGTTGGTTACGAAATTGAGACCTCGGATAATCCTCTCTACGGAGCTGTTACGGATGCAGTAAGTTCAATGAAAAGAAACTCTTTTAATTAAATAATATGGATAGTCAAAACATACCGGGCTCAAGTGCTACTGGTGTTGGTGGATACGGAGGTTACCCAGGTTCTAAACACTGGAATGCGGATAGTCGTCCATTAAGTGAGGCAACAAATGTTTTAAGGTCCTTTGTCCTACAGAATATCGTTCAAGATAACCAGTGGGAGATTGACCGCGTTACAAAGTATTATTTATACTGGAAATTCTATGATGGTCTACATTATAAGGATTTTAATGATGGGATGCTGTCATTCAACTACGTACGGGCGTTTATCGACAAAGTAAACATGTTCCTACTCGGGGATGTGGGATTCACCTTTCACACCAAAAGTTTTTATTCTACACAAGTAGATAAAGAATTGGAAAAAGTTGTCGAAGAACTAATGATGTATCATTGGGGAAAATCTAAGAAGTGCGAGCTTGCTTATGAAATTCTACAAATGGGTAGTATCACTGGTGATGCTTGGCTAGGAGTAAACTGGTTGGATGATGAGGATGAAAAATTCTGTAAGGTGTCTATCTTTGATAGCCGTCAGTGTTTTCCTCGCTTTACTAATGGAGACTACAATAAACTGGAGTCTTTCTTGGTTCGTCAACCACTTGACAAAACAGCTTCCCAACCTTATAGAATGTCGGTTATCAAGTACACGAAGGATAAAGTGGAGACTTGGAAGCAAAAAGATGTTGCTATTGACGAGAAAACTATCACTAAGTATGACCAAGACATCCAAGAAAACCCATACAATTTTATTCCAGTCGTACACGTAAAAAACAAGCCAAATTCGGCCAGTTACTACGGAAAATCAGACTCAAATGATATTTTGAAAGTAAACAAGGTGTATAACGAGCTTATGCAACAGCTGAAATCAGTAATAGATTACCACGTAACACCTACTACAGTAATCACTGGAGCTTCGGCGAAATCTTTGAAAAAAGGTCTTGGTCAAATATGGTCTGGGCTACCTCCAGAAGCAAACGTATTTAATCTTGGGCTTGATGTGGATTTATCCGCTACTACTAGCTTTATCAAAGATTTGAAAACTGCTATGCACGAGTTGTCGGATGTTCCAGAAAATGCTTTGGGGAAAATCCAAGCTATCAGTAATACCTCGGCTGCAGCGTTGCAGATTACCTACCACCCATTAATGCAACAAGCCAATATTAAGGCAATGACTTACGGTGAGGGTATCACTACTATCAACACAATGATACTGAAGATACTCAAGATACAGGACCCTACGAATGTGCGACTTAAAAAAATCGAGAAGCTCTCCCCAGATTTTCTATCTGAAATGAGAGTTGAACCAGTATTTGCATTTGGGTTCCCTAAAGATAAAACGGATGAATTAAACCGGGCACAAATGGAAATCAATATGCACCTTTCTTCTCGTAAAGAAATCATGGAGCGTATGGGTAAGGAAAATATTCCAGAATTGCTTGAAGAGATTGATAAAGATATGCTACATGTAGGACTTATTCAAGCAGAAGTAAACCAACTAACTGGTGGTAATGGAGACACTCCACCAGAGGGAGGACAGTAAGAAATTTTAGTTATTTTCATAGAAAAGGCTTGATTATTTTGCTAGTTAGAAAAAATGCAGTATTTTTGAGCCACTTCTTATACATTAATTAGTATTAATCATTTAAAACAACCCGCATTATGGACAACAATCAAAATCCAGAAGCTCTGCATGACATCGGCCAAGACAAGGGCATGAAAGTCACAGAAAAATTCGTGAACCCTGGAACTCCAGAGGCTCCACTAGTTAGTAGAGACAACATGACTCAAGCCACTATCCGTGGTAATGGATCAGACGTTTTGAAAACGAACCTCATTAAGTAATAAATTCTTTCTAAAAAATCGTAGAAACCACCATGGCACATCCAGAAGAAAAGACCGTAGCAATCCCAGAAAGCATTGTACTAAATGGAGTTACTTACTCTGTAAAGGAAACTCCCGAATTATTGGGATTAATGCAAGCAGTCGCGAAACAAGAAAAAACCAAACTGTATGGACAGTTTGAAAGCCTCAAAAATCAAGTGCAGTTACTAAGCAATGTCAAGATTGAACCATCTCAAACCCCTTTAGGTGCAACTCAATATGACCAACTGAAAGCTGCTATTGTACAGGAACTTTTACCAGAACTCAAAGATGCCGTTCGTGAAGTTGTTCAGCCTGTTTTGGATTCAACCGCCCAGTCAGCTCAAGAAACTCTTGACCAGTACCGCACAGCTCTCCTTGCGGAGAACAATGCTACGTGCATACCAGAATTAGTAAAAGGAAATACCAAAGAGGAACTTCGTGCTTCGCTTGCGGAAAGTATTCGCCTACGCGCAGCCTACCCTCCTCACCAATCTACCGAAAGAGTCACCGACCCATTACTCGCTTCTCAAGCAGCTGCTTTAGAAAGTCCAGTTGAGGTGGTTGCTCCAGTTGCTAGAGTGGTTGCTCCTACTATTCCGCAGGTACCAAGCATTCCCTCACCCGAAGTTGCACGCCCAGATAGCCCTAAGACTATGAGCATGACAGAGTTCTCACAACAACGAGACTCCATCTTGCAAACTCTGGAAGCTGAATACGGAGGAGGACAATAAAAAAAGTAATTACTAACAATTCAAAATCAAAAAATGGAAACATTATTTTTCTTACTCATTTCAGCGTTACTGATGGTCAGTTCGGGACTGGCTTTCGGTGATACCACGGCGCAAGGAGCCAACAGTGGTGGTTACGTATCTATCCCGCAGGCAGTCAGAGATTTTTACTCTCGTGAAGTTCTCTTTCAAGCCCAACCACGATTAAGATTCTTGCAATTCGCTAAAGTAAAACGTGATTTACAAGCGGTTCGCGGAAAGTCTATCGTATTTGTAAAGTATGGTAATCTTACCGGCGGTGGTTCTTTATCGGAGTCCGATGTGTTGACTCCAGAAGGAATGACTACTTCAGAGGTTGTAGTACACGTTTCAGAGCAAGCCAACTCGGTACAAGTTACAGAGTACTTATTGAGAACTTCTTTATTGGATGTACTCGGTGATGCTTCTAAATTGTTGGCTAATAACATGGCCGTTATCCTTGATGGTCAGTTTAGAGACACAGTTCTTACCACTACTAATGTAGTTTTCGGAAATGGTGTAACAGCTATCGGAAGTTTTGCTTCTACTAGTGTGTTTAATACCAAAACTGTAAAAGATGCTATTGAAACTCTGGCTACGCATAATGCTCCACGTATTAATGGAGACTACTATGTTTGTATCGCCCACCCTCACCAATTAAGACAACTTCGTGATGACGCTGCTTGGATTAATGCCAACACTTATATGGGTCGTAGACAATTGTATATCGGTGAAGTAGGTATGTACGAAGGGTGTATCTTTATTGAGTCAACTCAGATGCCTATCTTAAATTCAGCTTCTATTACCACAAAATATGGTACTGGATTCTCTGCTACTACCGGCTATGAAGCAGTTTTCTTCGGAGAAAATGCTTATGCATGGGGTGTTGCATTGGATGTAGAACTTCGTGATGATGGTGTTGTAGAACTTGGACGTAAGCATACTTTGGGATGGTACGGTATCTGGGGAACAGGTGTTATCGAAGAAAAAAATATCGTCAAAGCTCTTACTGCTTAATTGCAGTAAGGCTTTGCCTTATGAAAATCAATATCTTTAATTAATAAAATTCGTAGAAAGCATGGCAAAAAAAGTTGAAGTTCCAGAAGCACCAGAGGTGTTAGATGGCGCAAATGAAGTAAACACAGGAGCAGCAAGTGAAGGTACTGGTACAAACGATACCACAGCAAATGACGCCCCAGAAACAGATCAAAAACCGGAAGTAATCGAACCGGCGGCTAAACAACCAGAGGTAAAAACTCCAGTGGTGAAAGAAGCAGTCGCTAAACAAGCGGTTACCAAAAAAGTGAACATCCATACTACAGATGAAGTGGACTGCTACATTGGTGGAATTAATTACAAATTCGCCAAAAACAAAGACTTGGAAGTACCGGGTGATGTAGCTGCTATTCTCGTAAATGGTAAAAAAGCGTACAGAAACTAAGTAAACTAACATGTCACAAGGACTAGTAACTTTGAACGAAATTATAACAGCGGTGCGAGAGTTGACTTTCGACCGCTTTATAATTCCCGCCTTTGCTTTAAAGCAGATTGCGGGTAAAACCATATCAATCATTCCCAACACAAAAGACGTCAATGGAGTCGTAGTCTATGGGAGACTATCTATTGATACCGTGACACCCGCAGAACACGCAGTAGAACCTATCGTATTCGACTTTTCAGAATTCCCAACCATGGAAAGTCTATTGAACGCACTAATTGAAGCCGACATAATCGTTGCATACACGTCATATTTTAAAGGGACTGAGCCGTCAGGTTCATTAGTAAAAGTTACAAATGTATCACTAGACACACCGTATACAGCGTTTAGGAGATATTTTTTCTCAGACACAGAAATAGTTGAAAAAATTGGTTGGTACTACTGGAAAGTTCTTGAACTTAGAAATGTAGATTTGACCAATGACACGCTCGTAAATTTATTACAAAGACCAGGTGAACAACACATGGCAATTTGGGTAGCCTATTCCCTTGTTGAACGTAGGAGAATGTATGAAAATGCTTCTTTGAGTATTGGGCAATCATTTACGGACGGTTCGGATTACGTTGGTTCTAGTATGGCCACAGCACCAGTGTCTACCTCTGTACAAATTGGATCGGTTTTTTCTATTACAGAAAACGCTTCCGAAGGATACTTCCAAGAAGATTTTAATCGACTTGGCTCTGATAATGTTTGGGGAGACAGGTTCTCCTTTTGGTACAAGCTGATGCTTTACCTACGACAACTATTAGAGGAAACTTTCGGAGATTACTCTCTACGTAAAGACAATGTAATGCAAGGACACGTCGAGCTTACTCGTGAGTTAGACTTCCGTAGCTACTATGATTCTTATCCGTTTACACTTTCCCCACTATCTAGGGGCATAATTTCAAAAACACCTTAATAAGGTATGATACTTACACTGGCTCAGTTTAAAAGGTACCAATCTATTTTCTATCGGAAAATTTTGGGTACTCCTTTTGAGGTTTCTCTTGAAGTGGTTCGGATTAATTCGGCTCCTACTGAGGAATTTTCAATTGACTCTTTTGTAGGGGATAGTCCCAGAGCTAGTAAGACCTATCCGTTTCGTGCGCTATATGAAAGGGAAATTCCCACAAGGACTAGGGATAAGTTCGGTCTGTCTAAAGAAGTAAATGGGGTGATTTATATTTCTCCATTACAACTAGCCCCAGTACTAGGTGACTTTAAACTTGACTGGAATAAAACAAAAGTACACTTCGCTGATAGGGTACAAGTTATTGAGAAGATTGACTACTTGGAACCTCTATACGATAGCTGTATTGGACTTCAAATTTTTATTAAGGACGATTTAAAAGGAGGTTGATTATGTCAGATAAATACGACCAAAACAAATTACCAGATAATGCTAAGATTGTTATCCAAAGGTATCCTCCCTCTGCTATCCCGAGAGCTACTGAGGTTCCCATGAATTTTCGTGAAGAGAATGAGTCCGCATACGCTTCCCGAATGGGAGGAAAGGAACACGAGAACAACAGTACGTTCAAAGATGTTTATGAGTTCTATCAAAACAACGAGTACTAAAAACTACTACCATGGCTAAAAAGGATACAGAACAACCAAAAGGTGACTCAAAATGTTGCCCAGAATTACAATCTTG